AGCATTGCCAGTAACTGATCCTGCCGACCCTGTTGTATCAACATTGATAGAAGAAGGAAGCGATAGGGTGACGCTGCCTGTAGAAGCGGATGCAGTAATCTGACTCGTTGTACCTGCGATAGAAGTGACGCCGCTATTAGCAATCGTTGGGTTACCTGATACGCCATCCCCATTTGTTACCGATATACCCGTGCCAGCCGCAATAGACCTAGCGGTTGTTGTGTTAAGTGCTGTACGTACAACAACACCATTAGCGCCGGGATCGGACATCCCCCCACCACCTCCAGCAGCCCATTTGATACCGGATGCCTGGGTAGAATCGGCCATCAGTACATAGTTGTCTAAACCTACAGGCAAACGCACATCGTTTGTTCCATTATGAACAATCAAATCGCCTTTAGTAGTCGCGGGAGATAGAGCGTCAAATGCTGAGGTTTGCGTAGTTTGCCCAGTACCGCCATTGGCAATTGGCAGTGTGCCGGTTACGCCTGGCGTAACATTTGCAGACCCGTTAAACGAAGCCGAAGACGTACTAGCAAGGTTTGTCTGAATAGTTCTAGCAGTGGTTAATGTCGCTGCGCTGCCCGTCGTATTCTGATTTAGCGTAGGAACATCTGCTGCTTGAATAGCCGACATCACCACATCGGTGCCGTTACCGCGTAAATACTGGCCAGACGTAACAGCGCCAGCCAATGCATCCATTGCAGCTTGCCGCGTCGTCTCGCCTGTACCGCCGTTGGCAATAGCTACCGTACCAGTTACGTTTGAAGCAGTGCCGGTGGTGTTTTGGTTTAGTGTTGGTATATCTGCGGCAACAACTGCTCTGAAAGTAGGTACGCCGGCCGTACCGTTGGGGGCGGCTAAGAAAAAGTTAGCCGTCTTAGATGTGTACGGGTTCTGCGTATCACCATACCCGCTAGCCAAACTAATGGCTGGCGTCGTGCCGCCGCTAGACACTACGGGAGAGGTGCCGGTAACCGACGTAACCGGCGCGGTGCCGCTAGAAGCAGCGGTAATTAAGCCTTTACCGTTAACTGTAATCGAAGCATTGGTAAAACTGCCTACGTTAGCGTTAACAGTAGCCAATGTGCCAGCGGCGGTTACGTTGGCAGAACCGTTAAAACTAGGGCTGGTGTAGGTTAAATCGCCCGTAATAGAGATAGTCCTGCCGGTGGTCAGCGTGGCAGCAGACCCAGTGGTGTTCTGGTTAAGCGTTGGAATATCCGCCGCAACAACTGCTCTGAAAGTAGGTACACCCGCAGTGCCATTAGGCGCGGCTAAAATAAAATTAGCTGTCTTACTGGCATAGGGGTTTTGTGTGTCGCCGTACCCCGACGACAGACTAATTGCAGGTGTTGCTCCGCCCGATGAAGCGACAGGAGATGTGCCAGTAACAGAGGTTACACCTGTATTGCTAACTGTGATTGAGCCAGCGCCATTGGTAATACCAATACCAGTGCCCGCAGTTAGTGTGTTTTTCTCCCACAGACTGGTCGTGGCGTTATAGATAATTGTTTGGCCGTTTGATGGATTCTGTGCCGCGACGTTATGCAGCTCATCCAGCTCATAGCCGTTCTGCACGCGCACGTACAGACGACCGTTGCCGTTATTTGCGCGCTCGACCACACCGATATAGACCAAATGGTTTGGTGCATATGGTTTTGTGTTGGTTAGTGTGCCGGCAGTCGCGCCCAGATATAGTGTATCGCCTGCGGTGTATGCACCAAGATTCAAACCATCCTGCACGCCTTGGCACAGAATCATGCCGGCCTGACCGGCGGCTATATCTTCAGCGCAAACGCCCAAAGTCTTTGCCGATGTCGCGTCGCCTGTGTTGTACGCAAGCTTGACAGACACCCGATCGCCTTGCGCGGCGAACATATAGACCGGCTGACCCTTAGTAATCGTCACCGACTCGGCGTTCGTTGCGTAGGCATAGAGCGTTTGACCTATATCCGCAGCAATATTGGCATTCAAGCCGACGCTCATCGTCTGCTGAGTAGCATCCCAGTACAGTCGGCCGGCCGCGTTCGTAACTGTCGCGCTAGTGTCGAATTGAATGAAGTCCGGTGACGAGATACCGCCGGTGATCCCCGTCATCGAGGTGATGTTGTTGTTCGCGCCTGCTGTCGCCCAGCTCTGGTCGATCTTTTGCCAGACAGTGCCGTTAAAAATCAACCAATCGCCCGGCTGCCAATCGGTAATGCCGTCAAGATTAGTTGATCCAGCGACTGACACGATGTAGTAGTCGCCTCCGTCACCTACCCCCGACGCTAATGTTGGTGTATTAGTAGAGGCGTTCCATGTGCCGCGATAATCAAGCGCTACCAACGCGTCAATCTGCGCTTGCAGACTGGCCAAAGCATCTAACACCGCTTGCGACGTGCCACCACCGTTAGTGATGACCTTGATCCGCTCGGCTAGATCAGGCGCAACGACTTCACCGACGTTAATCTCGCGGCCATTCGACAGCGTAATGACAAGTGAACCGTCAAAATCAATCTTGGCGTCCGTAACCGACACACCATCTTCGCCATCGACGCCATTAACGCCGTCTTTACCGGCTGGACCCATCGGCCCCGTAGCGCCGTCTCGACCTGGGCGGCCATCTTTACCGTCTTTACCGTCGCGGCCGTCGATACCATCGACACCGTCGCGTACCGAGTTGACCCGATCCGTGATTTTCTGACCTAGATCGTCGTATTTCGCACGAATGTCCGCCTCGATCTTCTTCAAAGCGTCGACCACCATGCCGACGTTTTCGCTGACACGACGTTTTTGGTTGCTTCTAGCCTCTAAAAGTGACGCACGAACCGACTCCAGAACAGCATTTTGCTGCTCTGGCGTCATGTTTTGCAGAATTAACTGTTTAGCGAGGCTTTCAACGTCCATTTGACAGCTCCTTGGTCAGTTCTTCAAGGAAGTCTTCTTCCATGCCGCTGATCTTGTTCTGCTTATCCGCCATCTGCATCTCAACAATCTTCGACTTGTTCTTGATGTCGGCTTCTTTCAGCATCAATTCCGCTAATTTGACCCGCTTATCGAACTCTTTAGACGCCAGATCATCGCTAGTCGGCAAATTCTGCGTGGTCGCCGACATAATCTTCGCTTCCGTCTCGACCGGCTTCAATCGCGCCTCGATCAGCGTCTTCGTGGCTTCTGCACGATTCTGCTCGGCCTGTGTCTGATTGACCGCGATCTGCGCTTGCGCTGCTTGCATTGCCAACTGCTGCTGCATCTGCGCCATCTGCTGCTGTTCTGGATTCGGCTGCGCCATTTGCGTCAGCGACTCCATCAGCTCCATGCGGTTCGACAGCGAACTGTTGGCAACGATCCCCTTCAGAATTAACGGCAACACTGGTGTGTCCGGCCCTAACGTCTGCAATAGCGCAATAAACTGCGCCTGCTCGTACTCGCGAGCGATGATGCCAAGGGTTGCCGTCGGTATGAAGTTCATATCCACCGACGGATACCGCTCGGGGTCGAACTGCATGTACCTAAACGCTGCCTTCTTGATAAATGGCATCAAGAAGTCTTCTTGAAAGTTCACCAGCGTGCGCTTGTACTTCTTAATGATCGAGGCAACTGCCATCGACATGCCGGCGTTGCCACCGTCACGCGAGACTTGGCTAACCATGCCTTGACTGTCGAGCGTACCTGTTGCCTGCAACAGCATCGTCTCAAACCGCTGGGCGGTGGCCAAGTTGTCGTTCGACGTCTGACCAAATCTAAACGGAAACAAAATCTCGTTCGGGTTACCGTTTGTCAGGATCGCCTTGCCCGGACGCACTTCAAACTTCGCACCACGCGGCAGGCGCGTCGCATCCATCGCCATCATCGGTGCAGCCGTTAGCGCCAGCCCATCCAGATGCGAGCGCACTTCTGCGTCGATCGCCTTCTGCATGTTGTACGCCTTCTCCACCGTCCCCCGTCCGGGCAAGCGGTTGGGCACCGTATCGTCCTGGTACGACAGCACCGGACGATCCTTCATCATGTACGGATTCTCTTCGGCCTTTAACAGTTGCCCGTCGTTGGCGATCACAACGATCGCCTCGACCATGTCCTGATAGTCTTCGGCTGCCGAGTCTTCCGGGAACAGCTCGACCACGTCTTCGTCGTTGCCGGTCAAATACTCACGCGGCACCAAGCCGTAGTAGGTCAAGAGCTTGACCTTCTCATCCTGATACGAGCTGACCTCTTGCGTGGGCTCGAGGTCAGTGTCCTCGTACGTCGGGGTGATGTTGACCTTGCGATAGATGCCGCGCTCGATGTTGCGCACCACCTTGTGGATCGATACGTACTTCTCAATCGCCACACCCATGCAGTCGTCGACCGACGTGCCGTTCGGGTCAAATAAGAAGTTCTTAGGGTTTACCGGCACCAACTTGACCGACACCCGCGGCTTCTCGATCACGCCAATGGCCGCCTGTCCGGGTTGCCCCGGAATCGGTTGCGTGGCCGGCATGTATTCCTTCTCCATGCTGACGACGATCTCGCCGATACCAGTGCCATAGATTTCGGCTAACAACTCGATGTGATCGATAGATTTTCTGATCTTGTCCTTCTTGAAGTCCTCCATCAACTGGCGCTTTAGCATCTCCACGTCCAGTGGGCTGCCGTCGATGTCTTTCAAGTCGTCTTCGATGTCAAAGTACTCGCCCGAGCCAAAAATCGCCTCCATGATCTCGGCGTGGCGCGTCTCTACCGCCTGCTGCGTCATCGGCGTGACCAGGCGGGAGCGTTCAGAATCGCGGGTCTTGTCTTCGACTGCCCATTCGCCACGGAAGATACGTTCGTATTCTTCCCAACTCGGCAGGAAATTGATGTCTCGGTAGGTACGCCACCGATCACAATGATCAGTCACGAAAGAAACTAACTCTTTATCGGCCTCGTCTGGCTGATCAAAGTCGTTTTGGTCCATCTCACACTCCAGCG